CCTTTGTCTCCAATCCATCCTTGAAGGTAAGGGTGTGTTCTTGAAGAAGATTGGTAAGTTTGTTCAACCTACCGCTGGGTTCAACGTCATTGCAACTGCCAACACTAAGGGTAAGGGTAGTGATGATGGACGATTCATTGGAACCAATGTTCTCAATGAAGCATTCCTTGAGCGATTCCCAGTGACGTTTGAGCAGTCTTATCCTACGGTCTCTGTTGAGAAGAACATTCTCTCCAAGATTTGTGGTGATGATGACTTTTGCCAACGTCTTGTAGATTGGGCAGACATTATCCGTAAGACCTTCTATGATGGTGGTATTGAAGAGATCATCAGCACCCGTCGTCTGGTTCACATTGTTAAGGCATATGAGATCTTTGGCAATAAAGAGAAGGCAATGCAAGTTTGTATCAATCGATTTGATGAAGATACCAAGCAAGCATTTCTGGAACTCTACGACAAAGTTGATGCTGACTTTGACCTGACTGCTACTGGTGAGAAGGTATACATTGACCAAGAGATTGGATCCTGATATAATAATAACGGATAACTATGCCTCATGACCCCCGCTACTTTGTAATGGATCAAGTAAAGCATTCCGATTATTATTACGACTATGATCGTAATGACAGTGACAGACCCAATCCTTTCAGCACATCTAATCAAGACTTCTGGGAGGAAGATGGGTTCAGTTTGACGGGTAACCCTGGCGCTATTGCACCAGACACTATTTCATTCAACCTTACTATGGAACCTGAAGAAAAAATTGATTTGAATCTGGATTCCCTTTCTACTAATGGATTCTGGAAGTATGAAGAGGATAAAACTATGAAGGAGATCCGTGAGTATCTCTCTTCAACATATAAATCTCACTACACCTCCCAAGAGTCTAAAACTCAGACTCTTGATTTGATTGAAAGTATTGGTGATGCAGAACCTTTCTGTCGATCTAATGCAATCAAGTATCTGTCTCGATTTGGCAAGAAGAACGGTAAGTCAAAACAAGACATTCTGAAGGCAATTCACTATTGCATTCTTCTCTACCACTTCTCTGGACTGCATAATGAAATTAAGGGAACCTATGAAACTTTCTGATAAGACAATCAACCTTCTGAAGAACTTCTCGGACATCAATCAGTCCATCTTGTTCAAAAAAGGCAACAAGCTCCGCACTATCTCTGTGATGAAGAACATCATGGCAGAAGCAGAGGTTCAAGAAGAGTTTCCTAAAGACTTTGCAATCTATGATTTGACTCAGTTCCTTCGGGGTATGTACCTGCACAACCAACCAGAACTTGATTTTGGTAATGATGGGCACGTTGTCATTCGCGAAGGCAAGACTCGCTCTAAGTACTTCTTCGCTGACCCCAGCGTAATCGTAGTACCCCCTGAGAAGTCTCTAACTCTTCCCACAATGGATGTTGAGTTTGAATTGGCTGCAGAGCAACTTGAGAAGATTCGTAAGGCAGTTTTGGCATTCCAGCTTCCTGATCTCTCCGTTGTCGGTGAGGCAGGGGTTGTTAAACTTGTTGTTCATGATAAGAAGAATGACACTTCCAATGACTTCCAAGTTATTGTTGGTGAGACTAATGAAGAGTTCTGCTTCCACTTTAAAGTTGAGAACATCAAGGTTATTCCTGGTGATTACAAAGTCAGCATCTCCAGTAAACTTTTGTCAAAGTTTGTCAACACTGACTATGATCTGACCTATTATATTGCTTTGGAACCTGATTCTAACTTCTAATGCGTACTCTTACGTTGATGAGGATTGTGGGCAGCATTGGCGTCATTGCTGCCTATTTCATTATCCTCCATGTCAATGTTCTTACGGGTGTGATCATCAACTTCATTGCTGATCTGATCTCTATCCCGTATTTTGCAAAAACAAAAGCCTGGGATGTAGTGATCATGCTATCATTCCTACTGGCAATTTCAATGTCAAAACTGGTACAATGAACATAACCCAAGCGATGACCCTCCTACTTCTATCTAAGTGTTTGGTTCATCCACATTTGGGTTTATGCTTTATTCTCTTTATTACTGATCCAAAAAACAAGATTGGATATGACTCGTGACGAATTCCTTTGGGTTGAAAAGTATCGACCCAAGACTATTGGAGATTGTATTCTCCCCAATGAAATCAAGAAGACCTTTGTAGAATTCTTGTCAAAGGGTGAGGTCCCCAATCTTCTTCTTGCTGGACCTGCTGGGTGTGGCAAGACAACTATTGCTAAAGCACTCTGCAACGAACTGGGAGTAGATGTTTATGTCATCAACGGATCCGACGAAGGTCGATTCCTCGATACTGTCAGAAACAATGCGAAGAACTTCGCTTCGACAGTATCACTTACGTCAACTGCTAAACACAAAGTCATCATCATTGATGAGGCAGATAACACAACCCATGACGTACAACTCCTCCTACGGGCGTTTACTGAGGAGTTTGCTGGTAACTGCAGGTTCATCTTTACCTGTAATTACAAAAACAAAATCATTGAACCCCTCCACTCCCGATGTGCAGTGGTCGAGTTCTCAATACCAGCAAGCAAGCGTCCAGAAATGGCATCCAAGTTCTTTGGCCGCCTCCAACAAATCCTGGATGCAGAGAGTATTGAATATGATAACAAGGTCCTGGTAGAACTCATTAATAAGCACTTCCCAGACTGGCGTCGTGTCTTGAATGAGTGTCAACGTTATTCTGCTGGAGGTAAAATTGATGCAGCGATTCTCGCGTCTTTTAGTGAGGTTAAGACTGAAGAGTTGGTTAAACGACTTAAGGAGAAGAACTTCCCTGAAGTACGTAAATGGGTCGTTAATAATCTGGACAATGATTCTAGTGTACTTCTGCGTCGCATTTACGATGCTTGTTACACATCCCTCGTACCTTCTACCATTCCTGCTGCTGTGCTTATTATTGCTAAGTATCAGTATCAGGTTGCCTTCGTTGCCGATCAAGAAATTAATCTTCTGGCGGCGCTAACTGAAATTATGTGCGAATGTGAATTCAAATGAAAAAAGAAAAACTTCGAGCACAAGTAAAGTCTAGGTTCTATTATATTTTCTGGGGAATTGCCACTTTGTCGGTTGTCCTTGGTCAGTTGTATGTTGGAACTGGATATCGTATAATGGCAGGTAGTACACTGAAACTTACTGAGCTTTTTAATTCTCTTTTAACCACCGAAATTAAAGATTACAAATGAACGTTAAACTTGTCCGTACCACCTCTGGTGAAGATGTCATCTGTGAGGTTCTAAGTGAGACCGATGATTCGGTTACTTTCTCTAATGCAATTGTTGCAGTTCCTGCTGGCAATGGTCAGATTGGTTTTGCTCCCTGGTCTCCACTTCTTAGTAAAGAGGTAAAGGAGTTGACAATCGACAAAAAGTTTGTAATGTACATTGCAGAAGCACAGGACCAGATCGTGACTGAATATCAGTCTATGTTCAGTCCCATCATTGCTCCTAGCAAAAAACTCGCTCTCTGAGTCTTTTATTTTATTATGATTAACATTGATCGCATCAATCTTGAAGAGTTCTTTGGTTGTGTGAACGCTACCAATACCAAAGAGATGAAGTCCAACGCATTCAAAACTATTCGTACTTGGTTGCAGGAGAAGTCCTTTGCCAAGTGGAGTGATGGTCAACTTGAATATGTTGGAGACTTCAAAGATGGAGTTGATTTTATCTCTGAGGATAATATCAACTATGAGATGAAGGGTAAACTCAAGATGTTCAACAAGAATGGGTCTACCTCATCAATCGTTCTTAAGAACTTCCAGGGCGACAATAAAGTGATTGAGAAGACCTTTGACTATATGCTCCTAGTTGATACTGGTTCTATGGCAATCGGTATCACTGATTGGGACACTGTGGAGAAGCGTATTTACTACACTCCTAAATCACCCACTGCCAAAGTCAAGTTCCTCCCAGGAGACTTTACTATCCTTGCCAAAGACATTAAACCTGCACAGAAGAGTATTACCTCTGCTGAGATTCTTGATAACCTGCAGGAGATTCTTTGATGAAAAGTTTTAAGACTCCTCTCCGCTATCCTGGAGGCAAGTCTAGGGCATGTAAAAAGATGGATCCTTACTTCCCTGATCTTAGGGATTATAAGGAATACCATGAACCATTTATTGGCGGTGGTAGTGTTGCTCTACATATCACTAAAAAGTATCCTCACTTGAAGATCTGGGTAAATGATCTTCATCCCCCTCTGGCAACCTTCTGGCAACAACTCCAAATTAATGGACGCCAGATGCAAGATAAACTTGTTGAACTCAAGTCTCGTTATCCTGATAGGGGTTCTGCAAAGGGGATCTTCCTAGCATCTAAAGAGTATCTTGCTACAGATTTGTCTGAACCTTTGTGGACAGCAATCTCTTTTTATATTGTTAATAAGTGCTCTTTTTCTGGTTTGAGTGAATCTTCTTCATTCTCCCCACAGGCTTCTGATAATAACTTCTCTATGAAGGGTATCCTTAAACTGACTGGATATCAACAACTTATACATAATTGGAAGATCACCAATTATTCATATGATCAGATTCTAGATGAATCTTCTGATCGATCTGATGTGTTTGTTTATCTTGATCCTCCATATGATATCAAAGATAATCTTTATGGTAAAAAGGGTGGAATGCACAAAGGGTTTGATCATGATAAATTTGCCGAAGACTGTAGTAACTCTTCTACGGACATGATGATTAGTTATAATTCTGATCAACTTGTTAAAGATCGTTTTATTGATTCTAAATGGAGAACTGGAGAGTTCGATCTCACATATACTATGAGATCTGTTGGCGATTATATGAGTGATCAAAAAGAACGTAAAGAACTACTTTTAATGAATTATGAAAATAGAAGTCTCACTCTACAAGGCGGGCAAACTCTGGAAGGAGGAGTATCAAGCAGCAGACTTCCAGGATGCTAGAGAGATTGCTCTAGAAAAAAATCCTGGATCAACTATTACTGGGGTCAGTGCTATTTTGAATGCTGATCAAATTGAGGATGTACCTGATTACTTTAGGAAATAATGGAACTGAAAGATTGGTTAAATTCTATCAATCAAACAAAGGAGGATTTATCTGAGGATATTAAGTCGTACCCTCCATTCATTGTTAATCGCTGCTTATCTGGTCATTTGGATTGTGTTTTGTTTGCCAATGAGATGAACAAACATAGTCATCTTGATAAAGACATGCAATATTCTTTTTATCTAAATAGTTTGAGGAAGCGTAAAAGGTTTTCTCCTTGGCTCCGAAAGGATAAGATTACTGATCTTGATATTGTCAAGCAATACTATGGTTATAGTAATGAGAAGGCAATGCAGGCACTGAAGATCTTGTCAAAAGATCAAATAGATTTTATTAAGAAACGACTTGACATTGGTGGAACATGACAAACAGTATTGAACCTCAGGTAAATTGGACACCTGAGATGATGGTTGAGGTTGTGTTGAATGAACCTGATGATTTTTTGAAGGTTCGTGAGACTCTTACCCGTATCGGTGTTGCTTCACGCAAAGAAAAAAAACTTTATCAGTCTTGCCACATTCTCCACAAGCAAGGCAGGTACTACATCACTCACTTCAAGGAATTGTTTGCTCTTGATGGTAAACATGCAAACCTTACTGTAAATGATGTTCAGAGACGGAATAGGATTGCGAGACTCCTCTCTGATTGGGGTTTAATTAGCGTAGTAGATGGCGAATCCATTATGGATATCGCGCCTTTAAACCAAATTAAAGTTTTATCCTATAAAGATAAGAACGATTGGATCCTGGAACAAAAGTATAATATTGGGTCGAAGAAAAAAGTAGAAGCGACCGAGTAATTAAATGGAAGAAGAGTCATACGAATATCAACTATTTTTATCAATAGATGATGTTCGTATGCTTTACAACCATACTTGTTATTCAATTGAGAAATGGCCAGGAGCACCTGCTAGACCATATGAAGAACAAGAGTTCTTGTGGCATATGAAGTCTCAACTTTTTGCTATGCTTGCTGACCACACATTTAATAACGGTTAACCCTATAACCATATTCGGTTATTACGGTTACTCTTTTTTGTAGTTTATGGTTAAATAGTAGTGGATGCCGAAAGGGTCCACACAACACAA